GTCGACCGCTGCTACTGGCCAGAAGGACCCGCCACATTGGCAGCGGCTTCCATGATGGCTTGACATACGTCAAGCAGCCTCGACGTTTCAATGATCACAACGCTGTCGTGGTTGTTGCGTCTGTGCCACACGATCGGCACCTTCTCACCGCACTCGTCACGCGACTGCTTGATCGCAGCGTAGAGATCGAGTCGCTCAGTGCGCTTGCACTCGACGTGTATGGGCACGCCCTCGAGCACAACGTCGGGCGAGTCCGGCCCGCCTTGGTACTGCACACCACGGCGTGCGGTCACACCGAGCAGGCTGGCCAGCTCGGCCGCACACTCGCGTTCACCTCGCTTGCCCTTCTGACGGCTCATGCGTCCCATGGTTGGCCTCCATGACGGACGTCATCCACGCTCGCACAGGGTGCAACAGCACGTGCCCGCTCTCCTCTCCGTACCGTGATCGCAGTGGCCCGCGTGGACCGACCTGGTGCGAGTTGATGGCGGCGAGCTTGGCGTGCGACCCTGACCCAACGAACAGCGGCCCGCCACTGTCGCCCGGGGCGATCATGTACTCGAGCGGCGACGACTTGGCCCGTGCCGAGCAGGTGACGATCGGCCCGTCGATCGAGTCGATCGTCTGGGTGCCGGCTCGCAGCCGGCCGTCTGCGATCTCGTAGCCCAGACCCATGGTGCCCGTCACGCCGTAGCCGGCGACGATGCAGGCCTCGCCGGGCGTAACCGTATCTGCGATCTCCGGGTACCAGGGCAGGGCACAGTCCTCGGTCGTCCGCAGGATCGCCAGGTCCTCGCTGGCCATGGCAAGCCGCTCCCAGCCAGGGTGCACGACGACTAGGTCGACGTCCCGGGACGTGTCGGCGAACGCCAGACGCACGTCGTCGCAGCCGGCCACCACGTGTGCCGCCGTCAGCGCCCATCGGCCGGCGATGACCACGGCCGTGGCCGTGTGCCGATGCCCCTCGGGGCTGCGGCAGCTGACCGCCGCCGTGTACGGCCGCATCTGCCGACCCAGCTCGAGGTACCTGGCATCCGGCACGCCATCGTCCCTGGTCCCAGCGACGGCTGGGTGCGTCAGGGCTAGCGCGAGGATCACGACCAGGGCTCGCATGCCCTGACCGTACCGGCGGCCGGCTGTCGTCGAGCGGGGCTGTGGTCAAGACGCCTCCCGACGTTTGGCGGCCAGCGCGGCCTCGGTGCGACGCACGGCGGCTTGGAACTCAGGGTCCAGTTGCCGCTTGGGCTGCTCGCAGGCCGCTCCACGCTCGGGCCTCGCGTCGTCGTACTGGCCGCCGAGCACCCGTCGCACGAAGCCGCTGCCGCAGAGCTGCACGAGGGTGGGCGGGGTTTTGAAATACCGGCACTTGGGCAGGTGGGCGATGGCCTGCACGGCCTCGTCCAGCCACCCGGGCTCCGCCAGCCGCTCCTCGAGGCCGTCCGGGGGCTGCGGGTGCTTCCACGGACGTCCCGGGCCGGCGTTCCACGCCGTCCGCAGCCGCTGCCAGCCGTCCTCGGTCTGCGCAGCCTCGCGCGGAGGAGGAGGAACTTCTTCTCTCCTCTCCTCTCCTCTGCGATGCGCGAGCGCCGGACCTTCCGATGCGCGCGCATCGGAAGGTCCGATGGGGCGTTTTCGGGCCGGATTCCGGTCCTCGTACGACCGTGCCCGGTCGGCTTGCTGGGCTCTCGACTTGGCCGCCTGGCTGAACCGGCGGTCCCATCCGGGGACAGCAACGGTAGCGGCCGTCTCGTCGATCTCCAGCCATCCGACGGCCGCCACGGCTCGCCAGAACGCATCGTCACCGCCGCACGTCCTGACAAGGCGTGGCAGCGTCATCCGAGCCACGCCGTCGTGGCAGTGCATCGAGGCCCAGCCCCACAGCTGCAGGAGGCGGAATACGACGACCTCGACCGGGTGGCCGGTCTCGTCGATCAGCTCCTGCACCTCCGGCTTGGCCGGCAGGGCTAGGTCGTAGGCGATCCATTCACCGGCCATCCATGGCCTCCTTTCTATTCCGCCCAGCCGCGTCGAAGCGGCACCGTGCCTATCACGAGGGCGGTTGCTTCGTCAGACCGCGGCCGGAATCTTGGCCTGGGCGTGGTACTTCAGGTCAGTGGTCGTGTCTCGCCTCCATGCGTTCCATGCGTGAAGGCACTTCACGTACATTTCGCGAGCGCTACACATGGTGCCGCGTGACGAAGATTTTCCGCCCGTTGCCATGCCGCCGTGGTTCACTGTCTTCGTCAAGAGAAAGCGATGCAGCACTCGGTCCGGCTTCTTTGGCGTCGTGCCAGTGCCGTCACGCACAGCCATCCAGAACTCGGAAGACGCCTTCCGGCTCTTCTTGAATGTGTCGTACATGGCTGCCACCACAGGACCACGCCACAGATGCCGTGAGCTGTCGTTATTGCTGCCCAGGGTTTCGTGCAACCAGGCCGCGAACACCTTCACGTCATCATCCAGAAGGCACTCGGCTCGCTCGGCGGCGGTCCGCTGCCGCGCGTTGTCTCCGTTTCGGCTGTACGAAACAGCCGTTACGCACAGGTTGATCAGCTTGGCAGGAATCAAACTAAGATCATCATCGACCGCAGCAAACGCCCTGTTGATGTCGTTTGTCGTGCGCACCTGAGTGCGGCTGTCGAATGTTGCGTACAGCCTGGCAACGTCGTCCAGGTCGTCGCAGTGGTAGTGCTCGATCGTAACGTAGAGCAGCTGCGGCAGTTGTTCGTACTCGGCAAACAAGTTGCTCGTGTGCTTGCCGTTGACGCGGTACGTCATCTGCGTCTCGTTGCAATGGACGGTCGCCCACTGAACCGGTCTGAACAGCCCGGCAGCAAGCATCTTTCGGTACGCCTCGACGCGTTTTGGATTCAGTGGCCTGTCGTGCGGCACGGGATCCATATCGCGGAACTTCATGGCCAAGGACTGCGTAACCTTCTCCGTCTTCGGCGTTCCCACCATTTCGTAACTCATTTCTGAACTCCTTATTCACCATCTCACCGCCCCACCACCGGCAACTCGCCGCTGGCCATGTCGTTGTTGGCGTCACCTGAACGCCGGCCCACACCGATACTCACACTCCCCATACGCCACCTCGCGCCCCGTCTTCTCGATGAGCCCAGCACGCCGCAGCTCGGGCAGCCGCTTGGACACCGCGGCCACCGTGATGCCGGCCCGCTGTGCGATCTCCGTCTGCCCAGCCGGCCCGGCCGCCAAGGCCTCGAGCACCAGGCGACGGTGACCGGCCACCGGCGCACGCTGGGCGGCCTTGTGCGACGTTGGCGGATCCATCCGCCTGGCCGCCGCGAACAGCGGCAGCACGGCCTCGGGCTCGCGGTAGTAGTCGCTCACGCCACCACCTCCGCCGCCTCTCGCAACTTGGCCGCCTGCTCAAGCAGCCTCCGGCCGATCTCCTCGATCTCGCCGGCCATTGCCGCCTCGGCATCGACGGCACGTGCGTGCCACTGCGGAGAGATCCGGTGCCTGGTCTCGCCGCACTCGACCCACTGACCGCACTCGGACACCCTCCCGGAGTAGGTGCTGACGAACACGCCGTCGCTGGTCACGCGATCCGCACGCCATCCCTTGTAGACCGTCATGCAATGCGTGCTCCGTCAGCTAGTGCCTTGCCCATGTACTGCAGCTGCACGACGCCGTCCCGCTGCACGAGTCGGTAGTGGTGCAGCTGCCCGCTCCACGGCATGTCCAGCCTGGCCGGGTACTGCTCACCACGCCTCGGCGTGTACGGCATCCCGTCCCACGGACCGCCGTAGAACTGGATGGTGCGCTCGTCGTCAAAAAGGGATGTCGTCGGCATCGGCCCGCTCCTGGAACTCCGCATGCGTCTTCGCAGCCGGCGTCCGGGCCGGCGCCCTCTTTGCCTTGGCCTCGGCCGGCAGCGGCTTCTGCGGGGACGCGTGCCACCTGGTGATGCGCTGGTACTCAGTGCCCGTGGCCTGCGCCACCTTGTTCTCGATGTCGACGGTCGCCACACGCCCGACCAGCGACTGCTCGTCCCAGTCCTCGCCGCGCTTGGGTGGCGACACGCCAGCCGCCCGGCAGACCGCCTCGAGCAGGCCACGCCACCGCAGGTTCACGATCGCCTCGACCGGGTAGTAGCCCGCCTTGCTCCACGTGACGACGAGCGACGTGCCCGTAGGGTTGTCGTCCGCGACCTTGAACTTGAGGTCCTTGATCTCCGCCTTGACGATGTCGCCCGTGTGCCGACCCGTCGGCACCTTCTGCGTGTGCCCGTGGTCCACGGCGGCTCGTGGCTCCTCGTCCCAGTTCCACCACTGATCGAAATTCATGACTTGATCTCCGGTTCGTGTGCCTTCCCGACCCTCACGCGGAGCGGCTCCAGCAGCTCGCGCACCTGATCCACAGCCTTCGTGCCCGAGATGCGGCGGACGTGCCACCGGCGCACCACCTCGGCCACCTGCTGCATCAGCTCCTCCGACTCGGCCCGCTTGGCGGTCCACGGCGGCACGTCATGCCACGCCATCGGTCACCTCCTGCGGCTCGATCGCGTCGTGCCGCTCCTTGACCAGTACTGTCAACGCCTCGCCCTGCTCGGCCGTCAGCTGGCCGTCGGACAGCAGTGCGTCGATGCGGTCGCCGATCTTGCCGAGCGTCCGCACGCTCTTGGCCTCGGCGATGTACTTGACGACCTGGTCGTACAGCTCGGTGTCGATCGGCTTGGCACCGGTGCCGGTGAACAGCGGGGCGAGCGCGTCGATCGTCATGGGCAGCTCTTCGCCCAGCCCGTACCGGTTCTTGGCGTCGTAGGCCGCCGCACGCTCGGCGTAGACGACGCGGTCCTTGCCGCCGATCGCCTTGCGCTTCCCGTCACTGCCCTCGATGAGCCGCATGCGGTAGTTGGCGAACAGCAGTGCGTCCGCCCATTCCTTGACGATGGGCGACACCTGCTTCGACAGCCGCAGCTCGTACCGGTCGTAGCCGTCCGTCTGGTCCGGTGGCGACGTCCGCTGCACCTTGGCGTGGGCCACGAGCAGCACGTGCAGCCCGGCGCGGTGCAGGTTGTCGAGGCCCTCGACGAACCGCCCCATATGCTCGGCCACCACCGTGTAGCCCTTGCCGAAGCCGTAGTCCTCGATGGACTTCTTGCCGTCCTGCTTGCAGACGAACTCGACCAGCGCCCGCTCCGCCCAGTCGATCGAGTCGATGACGATTGTCTGGTAGCCGTGCTTCTCGACGGCCAGCTCGGCCACCGCGCCCCGCAGGCTCGGCCAGTCCGGGCACGCGACACGGTCGACCTCGAGCTGCTTGGTGCCGTCCTCGGTGTCGAGAAACAGCGGCGTTGGAAACTGCGCCGCCAGCGTCGTTTTGCCGATTCCCTCGACGCCGTAGAGCACGCACCGCACGGGTGCAGCCTGCTTGCCTTTCACGATCTTCACTTCACGTCCTCCTCTTGAGTTGGTTCGTCCTCGTCCCACTGATCCATCGCGATCCTGTCGAACACCTCGCCGCGGAAGATGTCGATCCGGTTTGGCGCTCTGAACGCCAGGCGGACGACGTTGCCGCGGATCTCCTGCACCACGATCTCCATCCGTGCATACGGCACGACGACACGCTCGCCCTCTGCTCGACTGAGCACTAGCACGTAGCCCTCCTTAGCGCGGCCGGCCGCACTCCGTCACGACCGGCTCGCACACAAAACCATCCGTGATCAGGCCGGCGATCCGTCGCCGACCTCGCGTCCTTGCGTATCGCCTTGCACGAAGAGGCTCTCGCCACGCTCAGCGCGACGACACATCTCCTCGACCTTGTCTTGGGTGCCCGGCGCGGCCGTCGTCGGCTCGGCCGCGTCCATGGTCGCGCCGATCTCGTCGCGCACCTCGATCAGCTCGTCGATCGTCACCGTGAGCGCGTCGTAGAGCAGCGTGCGGTCGCCGCGAGCCGCGCGGGCCTGGTACGTCTCGCCAGCGTTGGACTGGCCGCCGGCCTTACTGGGATCGCCGTACAGCCGCACGATGGCGCACAGATGCGCGTGGCAGCGCGCCACGCGGTGCAGCCACGTCACGAGAAGCTGGCAAGCCCGAGATCGGATGCGTGTACGACGGTTACGCTCGCTCGCCGCAGCCCGGCTCTCCTGCGCCGCTCCTGCTCGGACCAGCGCGACTGCACCTCCGAGCACCGCTGGCGAATGGTCGCCTCGTCCGGGTCCTTGGGGCCGGGCCGAGGGTCCGTCCAGCCGAGCGCCCGTAGCCGGCGCGAGATCGACGAGGTAGTCGACCCCGTAATTGCGGCGATGCGCTCCAA